TTATTTTCTGTATCTTTTTTTTTTTTTTTAATTGTTTTAATTTTTTTTGACCCATTATAATATTTAAATTTTATTATTTTTTAAATAACTTTTAATCTTTTTTTAATTTATATCTATATGTAATATTATAAAAAAGATATTCATATAATATTAAAAAAAAAATTTTATCTTAGTAATATCAACAATATTTAAATTTTTTATAACAAATTAATAATATAATATTGTTGTTATATCATTAAACTATGTATTTTACTTAATAAAAATATTAAAGAAAAAATAATTATACTAAAATATTTTAGTATTCATAATTACTTTTATTTATAATTTTTAACAAATAAAGTATAAAAAACACTAAAATATTATTTTAACTTTATTATATAATAAAAAGCTATAAGAAACTTAGTATAAATTTAATTATATTGAGTATTCATAATTCTCATAATAACATTTTTTATATAATAAAAAATTGAAAAAAAAATGTCTGAATTAATAATAATATTATATATAAACATATCATAAAAACAATGAACAAACAGAAATTTTTAAAATATTCTGCTTTATCACTTGTTTTCTTGCAATCGGAAGCATTTTTTTTCAGTTCCAATGCATTTAATTATTACAACAAAATAAGTGAAAAAGGTAAATTTTCTTCAAAATATGAACTTGAGGAATTTCATAGAAGATTTAATCATCTAGGGTTTTATCCATTTACTATATTGCCAAGTATATATTATGGAATGAATAATATTTATATTGAAAATGGATTACCAAAAGTTTACACAGATCAACAATATTTAACGAAAATGGAAAATATGATAAAAGATGCAGCTAGAGATTATTGTTAAATTTAAATATTTAATCATTTAATTTACATAATTTAAATTTTGTTTCATAATTGATTTTTTTTTAATTTGTATTTTTTGTTATTTTATTAAAAGTGTATTAAAATTGTTTTACACTTATGATCAAATGTTTTTTAGTTTCCCAATCTATTAAAACTTGTTCAGCAACATCAATAACATGATCTATAAAATGACAGGTATGATTTTCATCAAATATTTCATTCATTTCTTTGAATAATTTATCATAGTCATCTTTATTATCTTTTGGTAAGAATATTTTTTTTACACCAGCTTTAAAACCACCTTGAACTTTGTATCTGACGCCTCCAATTTTTTTTACAAAACCATGTAAATCAATTTCACCAGTTAAAGCAATTTCTCTATTAATTTTTAAATCTAACATAACTGATAAAAAGGCTAAAGTAAAAGCTACACCAGCAGATGGACCATCTTTGGGAGTAGCAGCTTCGGGTGTATGTATATGTAATCCACTTGGATATTTTGTAAAAAATAATTCTTTAGCATCTGAAGTCAATAAATTAATTGCTGATGTAAAAGAATAAATTATTGATTCTCTCATAATTTTTTTTTGATTACCTGTTAATTTTAAAACAAACTTTTGATTAAGTCCAAAATGATTAGCTGTAATTTGAATGGGAACTATACCACCACTACAAGAATTAGTAGCATATAAACCATTAATCATACCAATCATATCTCTTGAATGAATACAAGTATATTCTACTTTTATTTCTCCTAAAAAGTCTAAAATAATTTCATTTGTTATTACCAAAGGATTTTCTATAGTATAAGTTTTATTATCTTTAAATAATCCCCTTTGATATATTTTGTCAATATTTAATTTTAATAAAATATTTTCTAAAGAACGTTTTAATGCTCTAACACCTGGTTCATAAGTATATTTTTCAATAATGTGAGATAATATATCTTTATTAAAAATTATAGAATTATATTCAAAACCGACATCCTTACATATTTGTTTTAAAAGATAATCATTAGCAATAGCCATTTTTTCTTTAAGATTATAAGAACTAATTTCTAAAATTTCCATTCTGTCTAATAAAATTTTATCAATTTTACTAGCATCATTAAATGAGAACATAAATATAACTTTATTTAATGGAAAAGTAATTTCTTGAAAAAATCTATCTTGAAAACTGCTATTTGTCATAGGATCGGTTAAATGTATCAAAATACTCATTAATTCATTAACTTGTCCATTTTTACTAACACATTTATCCAATTCATCAAAATACATAATACATCTAGCAGAACCTGCTTCAACCATTTTTTTAACAATTAAACCTGGTTGAGCCCCTGAATAAGTATAGCCATGTCCATGTAAAAGTTCTCCATCGTTTTGGCCTCCCAAAGTAATTTGAACAAATGGTATATCTAAACATTCTGCTAAACATTGTGCAAATTTGGTTTTTCCTACACCTGGTGGTCCAGACAAAGCAATTGGATGAATATTTGAACCTTGAACAGATATTAATTTTGCTAACATTTGTAATGTTTTTGTTTTCGCAAGTTCATGACCATATACTTGTTGATTTAATTTATTTTCGATATTTTCTAAAAAATCTTTTGATTTTTGCTTATCAAGTGATATTAATTTAAAAATATTATCATCTATATCTGAAGGCCAAGGAAATTGAATTAATAAATTAACATACATTTTAATTTTATATGTTTCATTATTTGAATTTTTTAATTCCTCTAATTTTTCCAAACATATTTTTTTTATAAAGTCAGGCATATTTTTTGATAATAAAACTTGTTTTTTCAAGTCAATATCTGCTGTTGATATATTTTTTAATTTTTCTAATTCATTTTTTATATTGATAGATGATTTTTTTAATTTTAATTGTGAAACATAGTTAAGTTGTTCATATATTATATTAGATATATATTCATTACAATTGGGATTTTTTTTATCTTTTAATAAATTAAATAAAAGACTAGCCATTGCACAATTTTCTTCTGAACCCAACAATAATAATTTTATTATTTTGAACATTGAATTAAAATTATCATTAGCATTTTTTGTAAAAATTTTTATTAATTTTACAAGTTGCATTTTGTTTAACTCAATAAATTTATTATAGTCTTCCATTAGATTATTTATAAATTGTTCTACTTTTATTATAAATATATCTATGATTGTCATATTTTTATAATAAGATTCAGCAAAATCAATATTTATATCTTTTAAATTACTAATAAAACTATTATTTGTATAATTATCAATATTATTATTTTTTAGTGCCTTTATTATTTTTTCAAAAGAAAGTTTTTTTTTATATAAAAAATTATTGGCTATTTGAGAAGTTCTCATATATATATTTAAAGGATCACTTTGTATAAAACCAGTTAATTTAATAGCTTGGTCTTGGATATTAATTGTTATTTGGCATTCATTATTAAATATACATATGTATTTATTAGTTTGTATTTTTTCAATTTCCACACTAATATCTTTTGATATATTTTTTTTTATAATTTCAAAATCTAATGGAACAAATATACTATCCATTAAATTTAAAATATTTAACTTTTCATCATTAAATATATTATTTTTATATTCATTAAAAATTAAAAAAAATATATCTTTAATACTAGTAAATCCAACTATTTTTCCTAATAAAATTATATTATCTTTTACTTGTTTGAAAGGGTCAAATTTAATTAATTCACTCAAATTTGAAAATTCGATATTGTTGATTGTATTTTCATCAATTATTTCTCTCAAATCATTAATTAATTCAATAGATAAATCATATTGATTAATATTGATAGATAATTTTTTTGTTTTATTATTTATTTTTTTTAAATTGTTTATTGTATATGCCTTTTTTCCCTTTTTCTTTATTTTTTTGTCATTAAGTATAGAATTTTCATTTTTAGGATGTAATGAAATTTCTGATGAATTATTATCTGTATTTAGTTCGGAAAATTCGTGTTTTAATTCTGAAATATCTCCATATAAAGAATCATTTTTTAATATCGATACATCAGATATTTTTGAATAGGTATCCTTAGAATATATATCAAAAATAGTATCGTTATATATTTGATTTAATTTTTTTAAAATGTTATTTAATAATTTCATTGAATGACTTTTTGAAAACATTAAAATATTTTCATTTTTAATTATTATACTTTGCATTTTAATAAGTAAAACACTCAATAATTTATAATCTTTATCTAATATTTCACATTTTATATTTTCCAAATTTTTGTCTAATTTATTATTCATCATTTATATATTATTTTATAAAAAAATAATATTAATTTTTTTCGCTTTTTTTGTTTTTATATTAAAATAACTTAAAAACAAAAAAAGATTACTGATTATAAATATGCAATCAAAAAAACAACCCACTAAAACCTCTAGCGTTTCTTCCAAAAAAACAGACGTTCAAACTACTGTTCAAACTTCTACTCCTGTTGTTGCTGTTGAAAATGCAAATAAAATTGTTGAAAACAAATTACAAGGTAAAGTAGTTGAAGTTAAAAAAGGTGGTGCAAAAAAACAAACTACTGAACCAGTTGCTCAACAAGTTGCTCAACCAGTTGCTCAAGTTGCTCAACCAGTTGCTCAACCAGTTGCTCAAGTTGCTCAACCAGTTGCTCAAGTTGCTCAACCAGTTGCTCAAACAGCTGGTAAAGGAAAAAAACAAACTAAAACAGCCCAAGCTGAAAAAGTAGTTGAACAACCAGTCGCTCAAGTGGCTCAACCAGTCGCTCAAGTGGCTCAACCAGTAGTTCAAACTGCAGGTAAAGCCAAAAAACAAACTAAAACAGCACAAGCTGAACCAGTTGCTCAACAAGTAGTACAACCAGTTGTTCAACAAGTAGCTCAACCAGTAGCCCAACAAGGTGGAAAAGTTAAAAAGACCAAAGCAAAAGTTCAAGAACAAGCAGTTCAACAAGTTCAAGAACAAGCAGTTCAACAAGTTCAAGAACAAGAAGCCCAAGCTGATGATGAAGAAGAACAAGTTGGAGGTAAACTAAGATACTTTAAACTTTTTTACAACGGACAAAACAAAGGTAGATATTGTGGTAAAAAGCCTAAACAAGCAGCCAATAAAGCATTTAGTTCTATTATTAAAGAATTAAACGGAAATGGTCAAAATGGCGGAGCAAATAATCAAGACATTGATTTTAGTATTAAAGAATGCACCAGAAGCAGTAAACATAAAGAATATAAATATACTGGTAAACGTGAAGTTCTCCCAGAACCAGTACCAGTATATATCCCTCATAATGGAACTGTTAACGCTGATACCATTAAGTCAGAAAGTTCTGTTAAAAATATTCCTATTAGACAAAAGAAAGTTGAAACTTTACATTCAGGCAAGGAAGTAACAACAAATGGAGGTTCTGTCTTTTTAATGAGTGATAATGGTCAAACATTCAAAAAGATTACTTATCACTTCCACAATAAAATTCAAAAAGCCCCTAAAGTAGCTGAAGAAGTTGCTGCTGCCTAATAAATTATACTGATAATTAATTTTAAAAATAATAAAAATATTTAATAAATAATTATTAAATATTAAAAAAAATTTAAGATGTTGTGTATTTTTTTTATATAATATTACTATATAGCAATTATTATGTTAAATACAAAATCAATTAAAAAAAAGAACAATGAAAAATATGATAATACAGACAATTCATTCAAAAATGAAAATAGTTTTAGAAAATTAGAAACTAATGATACAATTTCTAATAAAGAAATTATTAAATTACACAATGAGAATATAGAAAAAAATAATGAAAGTATAAATACAATAAAACATGCAATGTTTAACAGAGATCTAAATAATATCAATGAAAAATTTAATAATTTAAATGGTGGTTTTGCTGAAAAAAATAGTTCATCGAATGAACCTGAAAATAATAATCTTCCAAATAACAACTTTTCAAATAATAATTTGCAAGGAGGATTTAATTCATTATTGGAAAATATACAAACAAAACCTCAAATAATAGTTGTTGCACCAAAAAATATGTTATCAGAAAAAAATATTGATTCATATGCAAATTGGGATGAAGACAAGAACAGCTATATTATTTATGAAAATAATGAGATTTGTGCTTACTTCAATAATAATGATATATTAAAGTCAATTATAACAGGTTCTAATCAAAATAAATATATAAAAAAATTTTTTTTTATAATTTCGTTTAACAAAGAAAATGAAGTATATGAATTTAATTTTATTGATTCAGTTTTTACTGATAATTTAGAATTACTTATTAAGTTACAAAATTTTCTTTTTGATTTAATAAATCAAACAGACTTATTAGAAGATGATAGTCAAGAAAATCTGTTGATTTTTAATTATCAACTAATTATTTACTTATTTCAAAAAAATAATTTTATTAATGTTGAGCCCATAAAAATTGCAAAATTTTATTCCACTATTACTTATAGATATTCTTCTTTAGTTTTAAAAAATGTTATGAAAATAGAAAGTAAAAATATGAGTATCGCTAGTGATATTACAAAATTAATAGAAATTAAAAAAGATATTTATGAACAAATTAATAATTTAGAAAATAAAATTAATTCTATTAATGAAATTAACAAAAATAATGATTCTGATAAAATGACAAATATTATAAATATATCAACAAGCGATAATACCAATGATAATTCCACTGAAGAAACAGAAAAAATAGAACAATCACAAGTAATAGAAGAAACAGAACAAACAGAAGAAACAGAAGAAACAGAAGAATTAGAACAATCAGAAGAAAAAAGAATAAAACCTGAAGAGAAAAAAGAAAATTTAATTGTTGATAGTAATCAAAAAGGTTCTTCACAAAATGAAGAGACTAGTATTTTAGATGATATTATATCAAGTTTATCAAATAATAATTATAAAAATAAATATTTAAAAAATAATAATGGATATATGGAAATAAATGATGATATTAGCTCATATTTAGATAAACAAAATAGTAATAATTTTAAAACTTCAACAACATCAAATCAACAAAAAACTTCATATAGAATTACAAATAAATACACACCTACAGATCCGTCCTATAATAAAAGTAGTGCAATAAAAAATGGACAAATATATAAAATAAAAATTTAAATAATATGTATTAATATATATTAATATAATTTAATGGAAAATAACAAGGAAAATTTGGATAACATAATAAAAATAAAAGACGAAATTAAATTTTTATTAAAAGATATTGAAGAAAAAGAAAAAATATTGGTAAATGATTTAGAAAAAAGTAATAATAAAATAATGATGTTAAAGACTTGTTTAGAAGAGATTATTGAAGAATATCATTTAGTTTGTAAAAAAATTTATAAATAAAGTAATAGATATTTTTTATAAATATTTTATATAATTGATTTATATAAAATACCCAATAATTTATGGATTATTATAATAACATCATACAAATAATTCCTGGAATTTTTGTTTCAGATAATAAAATAACATTAAGTCAAAATAAATTGAATGATTTTAATATAAATTATGTAATTAACATAAATAACATAATTACTGAAAAAAAAGTTACCTCCTTTAATATTTTAGTAAATTCAAATAACCAATTTTATGATACTTCAGAATTACTTAAAATTGATTTTAATAAAACAAATGATTTTATAATCAATGCACTACAAAATAATTCAAATATTTTAATAGCAGATGTTAGTTTAAATGTACCGCTACTTATAGTTGGTGCATTTTTAATAAGATATTTAAATTTAACTTATACAGAAACAATATATTGGATTGTTAAAAAAAGTAATATTCAAGGTATATCAAAAAATATTTGTAGTCAATTATTTACTTTTTATACAGAACTAAATTAAAGTAACTTTATTTTTTCAATCATATCTAATATTTTTTTTGCGTCATATTGTTCATAACCATTATTAATTTTATAAATGTATCCATCAAAATCAATAATTTGTTCCAATTTTTTATTTATTTCTAAAAATTCTATTGAAGTATTATTTTCAATAGATGTAATTTTGTCTAAATATAGGTCTTCCTTTTCTTTTATAGCATTAATTAATTTAGTCATTAAATTAAATTCTTTGTCCAAATTTTCATATTCTTCTTTAAATTGTATATCTAATTTATTTAGAGTAGAACAATATTCATTAATCAAATCATCAGTTAATTCTTTATCTACAAAAATTTTAATTAAAACATCATTTGCATAATCATATACATTATTATATATTTGTTCTAACTTTGTTATTAATTCTTTCTTTTTTATATTTATATCTTCATTATCTGTTTCCATAAATGAATAAGTTTTTAATTGTTTATTTATCAAATCATATTCATTAATTATATCTCTAAAATATTTAATTTGTTCGCTGTATTTTTTATTATTAATATCGTCATCATAAATTTCTATTCCTTTTGTTTCTTCTTCATTTGCAGTTTCCAAGTTAATAATTGGATTAGTATTTTGTATTAAATAAATTGAATAATTATTTTTATAATCATGTAATAATTCCTTATATTTATCTTGTGATATATCTGAATAATTTTGTTCATTTAACCAATCTAAAATTTCTTTAACATTTTCACAAATATCTTGCTTTACTTTTTCATCAATTTTTACTTCTAATGAATTTACATTTTCTAAAATTCTCTTTGAACTATCAACAAGAGATAAATATGATTCCTTTTTCATTTTATCAATTCTATCAATTTGATCCATTGCTTTTGCATTTTCAACTATTTTATCTAATTCTTCTTGAGAAAGATTTTGTTTATTACCAGATACTTGAATTATTTTTTTATTCAATGGATTTTTTAAATCTTCACCTTTTATTTTTATAATTCCATCACTATCTATTTCAAAAGTTATTTGAATTTCAGGAATTCCTCTCTTTTCTTTTTCAATACCAGACAAAATAAAATCACCAATTAAAAAATTATTTTTTGTCATTTTTCTTTCACCCTCATAAATTTTAATCGGAATATATTCTGCATAATCAATATCAGTAGTATATTTTTTTATTTTTTTAACAGGAATAATTGTACCCCTTGGAATTAATATATCCATAACTCCTCCCGATGTTTCTAAACCTATTGACAAAGGAGTGCGATCAACTAATAATAATTTATCTTCTATTTCTGAACTATTAGTTAACATATAACCTTGTATTGCAGCTCCAATTGATACTACTGTATCGGGGTCAATTGAACAATTTACATCTTTATTAAAAAATCTTTCGACACTATATCTAATTATTGGTATTCTAGTCATACCGCCTACCATGATAATTTCATGTATTTTTTCTTTTTCTAGTTCACATATTGATAATACATCATTTAATGGTTTAATTGCCATTCTTATTAAATCTTCTGTAATTTGATTAAAAGTTTCTCTACTTATTGGAACTGATAAATTTTTATTTTCAAAAAAATCTTTAATTATAATTTTAGTTTGTAAATTATCACTCAATGCAATTTTAGTTTGTTCTGATAAATATTTTAATTTTTGAAGATTATTTTCATCAATTTTTTCTATAAAATAATCTTTTTCATATTTATGTTCATTAATAAAATGATTAATTACATATTCCATTATTTTTTTATCAAAATCAGAACCGCCTAAATTATTATTACCACAAGAACCCAATACTTCATATAAACCATCACTAATAAACACACAACTTACATCTAAAGTTCCTCCACCAAAATCATAAACAATTATATTTTTTTCTGAATTATTCAAACTCTTTCCTAAACCATAACATAATGCAGCGGCAGTTGGTTCATTTATTAGTCTTAAAACATTAAATCCAGCATTAGTTGCACAATTCTTAACTATTTCTCTTTGATTTTTGTTAAAATATGCGGGAACTGATATAATAGCATTTACTATAGAAATATCTTCATTAAATTTATTTGATAAAAACATTTCAGCTCTTGTTTTAAAACTCATAAATAAATGTGTTGCAATTTCTTCGGGATAATAATATTTTTCATTATTAGAATCGTAAATCTGTATGTTATCAGAATCATCTGAAATTAAATTATAAGCCAATATATCTAATAAAGATTGAGGTAATTCTGAATATTTTTTTCCCAATAGTTTTTTTATTTCATAAATTAAAAAAGTGGTTTTATTGTGGTTTTCATCATTAGTTTTATCAAAAATATTTTTTCTTAAATATGCTTCTTTACCAATAATTTTTTTATTTGATAGAATTTCTATAACAGTAGGTATTACTGCTGAATTATCATAATCTGATATAATTAATGCTTTGTTTTTATACCAAACACTCATACAAGAATTTGTAGTTCCAAAATCAATACCTAAACAAAAATTTTTGTTATTTAATGAATTTACTTTGTTAATTTGTTGATTTGAAATTTGATTTGTATCTTGAGACATTGAATTATTACTGATAATTTATAACATTTTATATTGATTTAATTTTAAGATAAAAATAATTTAATTATAATTATTATATTATGCCAGGAGGTCTTATTCAAATTGCTAGTTATGGTTCACAAGATTTAACATTGACAGGTAATCCACAAATAACTTTTTTTAAAATTGTTTTTAGAAGATATACAAATTTTGGTATTAGAACAGTCGAAATTGCTTTTGATAATCCAGTTAATTTTGGGGAATATTGTACAATAACAATCCCTAAATCTGGAGATTTACTTACAAAAGCTACACTAAAAATAAAAGCACCAGCATATGATCTTACAGATTTAAATAATAAATTTAAAAGTGACTTGAATTCTAATGTTCAAACAGATAATTATGAGAAATTTTACTTATATTATGATTTTTTTATAAATTTTATAAATAAACTTAAAAATATTACGATTAAATTTTTTTCATTATCAAATTATAATACAGGTTCTATTACATATATTCAAGATTTAAATAACTATATTTTGACTTTTATTGAACAAAGTGAATATCTTCAATTTTTTAAAGTAGTAAATATATTTTTATATAATACTTCTGATATAGATATAGCTGTCAATAACGTAAAATACTCAAATACATTTACAAATGCCTCATTATATAAAATAAGCAATAATAATCTTCTTTATATTTATGAAAATTATAAAGAAATTGATTATCCATATAATATGTTTAAATTTATGATTGAAGAAAATATGAAAATATTAGATGAGTTAAATAATGTTATTTATGAAAAATTATTAAATATATTTACAATACCAAGTATTATTTCATTAGGATGGATAAAAAAATTAGCAATATTTCTTATAGAACAAGTTGAAATGTATATTGGTAGCAATTTAATTACTAAAATGAGTTCAAACTATATTGATATTTATGGACAATTAAATTATAAAAATGTTGAAATATACAATAGAATGATTGGAAATTATCAGGAATTTAATAATCCCACAATTATAAAAAAAGAAGAATTTTTATATTTACCTTTGCCATTTTGGTTTCAAAATAATTATGGATTATCAATACCTTTAATTGCTCTTCAATTCAACAATATGCAATTAAAATTTAAATTAAGAACTTTAATAGAGTTAATTTTTATTCAAATTACAAGAACGAATTTTTCTAATGAAAATATAAAAAATCAAATAATCGATTTAATATTAAGTAAATCTATTAATATATTTAAAAATGATTTGGAAATGACACTTTTAGTAGAATATGCTTATTTAGATAATATTGAAAGGAAAAAATTTGCTCAATCAAGTCATGAATATTTAATAACGCAAGTTCAAGAAATTAATTTTCCAAATATAACACCCTTTAATAGTAATTTTGAACTAGACTTTTTCCATTGTTGCAAAACTATGTATTGGTCGTCTAATCAATATAAAAATATTAATAATTTATTTGGAGAGAATTTGTTTGATAAATATACTGTGACAAATTATATGATAAAATATAATAATAACAATATTAACTATATTAATTATTTAAAAATATTATATAATTCAAGTATAGTATTTAACCTTAGTGCTTTTATAGAAGGATTATATAATTTTAATAATTCGCCAGTAAATAATACTTTATATTTTCAAGATGTAAATACTAGTTTAATTGAAACACAAAACTATATTGTTAAGGAAATTTCTCCATTTTTACTATCACAAATTAATTTAAACGGAGTTTCTCTAGTAGCACAACCATTTGCATATTTTAATTTTTTACAACCATATAATTATTTTAAAAATACTCCAAGTTTAGGTATCAATGTTTATTCTTTTTCTTTAAGTCCTACTGAAACTCAACCAATGGGTTCTTGTAACTTAAGTAGAATACCTAAAACATCTATAAATTTTAAATTATTCAATAGCGATCAAAATCTTGATAATGTAAATGAGTCTGAAATTATTAATGGTAATATGGTTTTAACCAATTTAAATAATTATAGAATAAATATTCAAGTTGAAAATTATAATGTATTGAGATTTATTGGTGGAATTGTTGGTATTGCATTTACCTATTAAGATTTTTTTAATATAAGTTAAAATTAAATAATTATAAATATGTATAGTATTTATAATTATAAATGCCGGGCGGTTTTTTACAATTACTTACAACAGGAAAAGAATCTGAATATTTGAATTATACACCCAATATATCTTTTTTTAAATCCTATTTTAGGAGACATACTAATTTTTTTATTAATAATTTAGAAGTTTTTGGAAATTTTTATGAAAAAACAGAAGTCAATACATTTTTAATTCCAAAATCAGGAGATTTATTATCAAAAGGATTTTTAAAATTTAATTTTGATGAAAATTATATTGAAATATTGGGTAATTATGACAATATGGTTTCTACTTTAACATCTGATATTACATTATTTTTTGATTCATATAATATTTACATTAATGATTATGATAAAAGTATAATTGACAATATTAAAAATGTAAAATTTATTTTAACTAATAATGGTATTCAATATTTTTCTCTTATGAGTACTTATATTATTGAAGAAATAAAACTTATTTATAAAATAAAAATTGACAAGAATATTTATTTTCAAAAAGATAATACAAATGTTCTTTATAATATTAATTTACCATACTATTATTACGGATTTATTTACGAAATAAATTACAATGATTTATTAAATTCAACATCTGAACCAAATAATATATTGTATTTACTTATAAATGGTTTAAATTATGAAACAATGAGATACTTTAGATTAGATTTACAAAACTTAAATATAGCATTCAAATTTACTTTTGACAATTTTAATATTTATAAAAATCTATTGTTTTTTTGTTTACAAATTTTAGATAGTTCAATTTATCAAAATATTTGTAAAATCAATCAATATGATATTTATTTATCTTTAAAATTTAATTTAGGTAATAATGTGGGAATAGAAAAATTAATTAAAATTGTTGATTATATAAAAAATTTATTTTTTGGATATTCAAATATTAAGGCTAGATATTATACTAATAAAATCAGATATTCTGATATTATTATTAAAAAAAATGAATATTCTTCTTTTGTTAATAATATGTTTGGAAAAAAATACCAAAGTATTTTTAATAAATATTCAAGCGGTAGTACAAATATTGAAATTTATCCTGATGAATATTTATATTATAATATTATTTTTCCTTCCAAAATACTAAATGATAGCATAACAAATTATTTTATAGAAATGGATATTTTTAATTTAAAAGAAAATATAATATTTGGAAATTTAGACACTAATGATTATAATGGTTCTTTAATTAATAATGAAACCATTTTTTTTAATACAGCAAATATAAATAATCCTTATTCATTATGTGTCATTACCTATATAAAAATGTTTGTGAATTTAATTATAAATAAATCTAGTAATCAGACTATTCAAGAATTTTTATTAATAATAAATGACAACATTAACAGAATTAATTACATTAATAAATATTTTAATAATGTTGATAATTTTAATGAAGTTATATTGGATACTATTATAAAAAATAATGTTTTATTTTTAAATAAATCATCCATAAGAAGTATTGTCTATCAAAATGTTTCTTTTAATAATTATAATGTTCTAGTTGAACAATTTGCTAATAAAAAAATTTCACAATATGAAAGCTCAATTATTAATTATTATATTTTTAAAAATATAATTGGGAATATCAATTCAAATAGTTATTGTGCTTTTGATATGCAAAATTTATTAATTGAAAGTATTATTTTAGCAAATTATACAAATTTAAATTTTTCAGGTTCTTTATCAACTAATTTTTTCTATACAAATTTATTAAATTATAACAATAATAATAATATTTTTAATGCAATCTTATATAATTATTTTCCTGGATTTAAAATTAATGAACCAATTGATGCTTTTAATATTTTAGAACAAATTTATAAAAATTTAGAAAATTTCTTATACTATGTGATTTATTTAACTGAAATTATAATAAATACATCTAAACCAATTTATAATATATCAAATAAAGTAGCTTCTAGTATATATTCAAATAATGGATTAACTCAACAAATTATTTATGAATATCCTTTAGGAAATATTATTTTTCCTTTAACTAGTTCATTCTTCTTTTATACTACAAATACAATTATGGATTATAATTATCAAAATAATTATAATATATTTTATAATACTAATAAACCAAATTACTTTGAAAAAATTAGGGATACAATAAAAAAATTATACAATAGTAATTTTGATATATACAATATAAATATAAATAATTCACCAAAAAACTTTAATGAAATATTTGATTTTTTTAATAATTTATTTTTGGAAAATATAATTTCAGATTATTATAAAAAAATTCAAATTTTTCTTAGTATTTCTCAATATAATAAAATAACTGATTTTATTTCGTCTATTAATGGTATAAATAGTCAAATAGTTTATAATTCTGTTAATCCTGATATAGATAATATTATCTTATACGATTTATTTAAAATAAGTGACTTTACATTGTTCAATGGTTCTTTTTCTAGTTATACAATAAATTACCCAAAAGATAATAATTTTTACTTTATTGGTAGTGATTTGACAATAAATACGAATTATTTAAAATTTATATTTTTACCCAATTCTCCTTATTATAGAATTTATTATTTATATAATTTTTTAACAACAATTAGTACTGATAAAAAATTAATTAATGAAATTCCTGAAGATTTATTACAATTAAGAAATTTTTTATTAAAATATTTACAAATTTACATAAATAACTTTAATTATATAAAATTAGACATTTCTAATTATGCTTTACCAAATTTTAATATAGAACCAATAGAATTTATAAATTTAAATGAATATTTTATTTGCTATGATAACATCAATATATTATTTAATGAACAAATTAAAGATTTATTTAAAAATAGTGCATTGTTAAAAGATTTTTACGTTTATGCTCCGTTTTATATAAAAAAAGAAAACTATTTACTCCAAAAAAAAGTATTAACAGAAACTATATTAAAAAATCAAGGAATTAATATTCAAACTGGATTGGATATATTTTATCTTATTGGAAATATTATTAATTATCAAAAATATAATTTTGATGATTTAGTAATTTATTATTTTATTATGGGAATATATTATAATAATGAATTTTTTGTTAATGTGAATAAAATAATTGATTTTGTAAATGCTTTTTTTCAAAAAGATGATAATAATTATTCAAATGTAACCAATATACTTAGTCAAATAATTAATGATAGTAAAAGAAATTCATTAAATTTTCACTATAATCCACAAGAATTTATAAATAATCCTAATTATTATAATTGTTACTATGCTTCATTTTCAATAGGTACAATGTTTGATAATATTGATAAATTAATAACTAGCACAATTAATGAGATTTATGCAATACCAAGTCAATTAACTAATATTAATATGTTTTCTTTATTTTATACTAACAAAACATTTGATATAAAAAATTATCAAAATATTTTATCATATGAACAAGTTAATAATGGTTTTGTCTATTTCAAAAATCAATTATTTAATATAAACGTGAGTTTTGGTGATAATTTATACAATTATTATGTAAATGCATTAAATGGAATAATAAAATATATATTTGATAATTTTTCTTATTCAATTAATTATTTGGTTTCTGAATATATTTTTTCAGATTTAATAAAGACTTTTGATGAATATCAAGATATTTTTAATTCAGTAAATAATACTGATATAAATTTATACAATATTGTCAATAATTTATTATTTGATTTTAATATTAAATTTTATCCAAAAAAATTTCAAACTAACAGAATTATAACAATATATTTACTATATTATTTTTTTGTTATAACTTTCTTAAATAGTGACATAAATAAATTTATACAAAATAAAGATAATTTGATAACTTTTGACGTTTTTGTTAACTCTAAATATTCACAAAATATTTATTTAAATTTACTAAAAGATATTATTACTTTATTAAATAATACCAATGAAAAACTAAAATTTAATTATTCAACTATTTATTCTGAATATATCATCATATCAAATTATATTATTGATTTATCAATTAATTTATTTGAAAATAAAATTTATAATTTTAATACTACATTAACTGACCCTAATAAATTAACTTATAAAATTTTTGATAATCAATATAATCTGAGCGATAATCTTAATTGGTTTCAAAATAATATTATATTTCCTGGACAAATATCATACAATAGCCAATTTTATAAAAAATATAATGAAACAATTTTAAATATTCAAAAACAAAATGAAAAATTATTATATATATCAAATAATAAATATTTTTTAAATTATATTACTTCGAATAACTTAGTTAGTACTGATTTATTTAAAACAAGTGTAGATTACTTAAATACTATTTATAATCAAACATTAACTATAATAAAGAAAATTTATAATAATTTACAAAAATCCTATTTGTCTTATAACAATTTTACTACTACAAATTATGGAATAACCTTAATAGATTATATATTTGCAATACTAGACAAATTTTATAATAATTCGGTGAACAACAGAACCTATACATATACATTTATGTTTTCAAACACAAAAAGTTTAGAAAATTTTAATACTGGACTAAATGCTATTATTAACAACGATATTTATGATATTACTAAATACAAATCAGTAATTAATGATTTGAGTTTCTTAAAAGACTTTACGACAAGATACTTTAATTTAAGAATTATATCTTCAATTAATATTGAAAGAAATATCAATAGATATATTTATATTTTTATAAACAACTATATATTAGAAAATTATAAATATGACCAATATCTAATAAATTTTATGAATACTAATTCTCTATACGATTATGTAAAACTTTTTAATAATATTTATTTAAATACAAATAACATTATTTATCAAAAAAATCTATCTATTTATCAAAATGATATAATTTATGAAATTTTAAATTTTGAAAATTATACTGATCAAAATAATTTTTTACAAAATCCAGTATTTAATGATTTTATTATTAATTTTTCTCTCTATCCAAATAACAAAAATTCCTTTTATAAAAATTTTAAAAGATATTTGTCATTCTTAAAAGAAAATAATTCTTCAAATTTATTTGATAAATTCATATTATCCAATGGTCAACCAATAATTAATTATTTTTTAGACGTTACTAATTTAAATGAATTTCATGAATATATATATAACTTTGTTAATTTAAATGAATCTTACTCACCATTACATATTTATAATAATATACTATATCTAAAAGAAAACACAAATAATAATAGTAGTATATCTTCCAAAATAAGCATAAATTTTGATAATTTAATGAAAAAAATATTAATTTATTTGTATATTGTTTATCTAATCAATGCTAATCTTTTTAATATAATTAATGATAATATTAGCAACAAATTATTAAAAAATCATACACTTGAATATGATTTCATAAAAATGAAAGTTTTAGTGAATTTAAATAATATAATCAATACAGAGTTTTTGGATAAATTAAAAGTATATATTTACTACATTACTGTTTTTGATAAAAATTATCCATCAATATATAATATATTACATAACCAAAAACATTGTGATAAACACCATAAACATCCGCATCCTTGTAAAAAATGTTGTGAGGATGAAGATTATTGTAAATTTAAATTATGCAAATGTAACAATATTATGTATCCTGAATATGTAAATCAATTTAATAACCCTGCTTTCTTTTATGATGTAAAAAATAATACAAATGCGTCTGATTATTTAAATTTATGTATTAAATATGTTTCATCATATGAAGAAACTATAGGTTTTAGTGATGTCATTATTGATTCAGTAATTGTTCAAAATGAATCAAATAATATTACGTTTTCAAAATTAGTACAAAGTTATAATGTTATGCTAAATTTAGATCAAAGTTTAAACAATCAAAATTCTTATTTTTTAACAAATGCAACATTAAATTATTTATATAATTTTTATAATAATGTGATTGTAGATATCAATGGTATTAATCAACAAAAGATTAGTTCATCATTTATTATAAACCAGAAAAAATATTATACCAATACACTAGTTGAAAATACAAATATATTATTTATTTTATTAGTAGTTCTATTAAATAAATATAATATTACTTATGACAAACAAAAAGAAGATTTAGACAATATTATTTCTAATTTTTGGATAGGTACATTTAATGTAAATGAAATTTTTGAACAATTAAAGGGCTATACGTCAGATGACTATATTAAAAACAATACTATAAATTTAAGTTCGACAAAAAATTTAATTGAAAATACTAACAATACATATTTATCTGATGTTTCATATGTTTTTTCAAGATCGCAAAATATAGCTGATTTATCGGAATTGATAACAGGGACTAATAATTATTCAAATATAATTCCGACTGATTATGACTATGATTTAATTAATTTTACAACAAAAACTATATATAGTGAAGGTATTGATATTTATAAAAAATATTATTTAGATAATTATAACTTTTATAATTTTCAGGATAATTATGATACCATATATAAAAGTAAATATACGTATTATAATAATATAATTAATAATAATTATGCTCTTCTAAATATTAAAAATGTTAATCTTGATTTATTTAATAAAATATTTATTGATATAATATACACATTGTTATATCAACCATTTAGTATATATGACGGAAATAATTATGCATTTACAGAAAATTTTAATCAATTAATTAAACTTTATAAAAAATATTATTTTTCATTTAAACTCAGTACAACTTTATCTGATGTCAACAATTTAAAATTATTAAATTATTTAAAAATATCAGGGAATCAAAATTTAACCATAAATGAAATAGGAAATTATATAAAACAATTATATTATTATGAATTATTTGGACTACCATATGATCCAAATTATTTTTCTGGAACTATAAGAGATAATTTTAAAATATTCATTGATATAATTGAATTTAATGGTAACTATAATTTAGAATTTAATTATAAAATTAATAATATAGTTTTATATTTTGAAAGTAGTATAATATTAATAAATTGGTATTTAAACAAAAATTTTAACATTGACAAAAGTTCTAATATTCAAATAATAAAAATTTTAATAAATGACATAATTCAAGAAATAACAAGTTTTAATAATATATCTTTATATTTCAAAAATTTTTATTTATATTACATAAATCAATCATCAGAATTATTATTTAATAAAATAGTTAATATTATAAATTATAGCGATTTTGTAAATCGATTTTCCAAAGTAATTAGACAATTAATTTATTATACTGACAACATTAATTGGTTTGTTAATTTAAATAATGCATATTTAAGCTATTTCAAAGATGTAAAATTTTATTATAAAGTGTATGTTGATAATAATTATATAATAAAAGAATTTAGTTTATCGCTAAATGAATTAGAACAATATAGTGTATCTTATATAAATTACTTATTAGGTGATAACGGAATTAATAATGATCAAAGTAAATTATATATAATATTAAAAAATATTATAGATATTACTATAGATGGTGTTGAAATTAATACATTAAATATTTTATATGATTTTATATTTAATAAAAAAAATAACTTTACAAATATATCTGATTTTTCAAATACATTAACAAACAATCTTTTTAATTTAATTATAAATATGAACTATGGATCAGTATATACTGAATATGACACTATATATTTGAACGAATCATTAGATTTTAAATTATTGTTATTAAATTATATAGTTATGTCAATAAATGAACCAAATTTGACCATAGAATATATTTATAATACAAGTCAAAAATTAAAAGTACTATACAGATTAGAAATATTTTATATATACATTACGAACATTTCAGATTATTTATTCAAAAGGAATTTTTTGTATACAATTTGCAATTCTAATAAATATATATATAACAATATAGAATTTTTAAGTTTAAGTTTAGAAAATGACATTTGTATTTATTTAGATTTTATCAATAAAAATATAATAAAAGATAACCAAATATCTAATTATTACAAAACTATACAAAATAAAACTATTAAATCTATAGTAAATTACGGAATCAATAATTTTTACAACTATAGCGCAAACTTAAATTTTTTGGAATATATATATTTGGACATAACAACAAAATTCAATAAGCAAAATGAAACATCAATATTAAATATATTTATTCAAAATAGTATTATTAACATAATTAATCAATATAATTTAACAACAGAAGACTTTACAATTTATAAAACTAATGTAAAATATATTACTAATGTGTTTGATTTAATTTTGAGTACTTTTAGTAAAACTTTAGATATTCCCAAAAGTATATTTGGAGGAACTAATAAACAAAATTCTAGTATAAGAGTAACACTAGTTCAATTATTAAATATTTTTTCACAAGAAAATTTTAATTATGATAGCAATATCATCACAATATTTACCTTAATTTATGATAACTTTAATAATTTAGGTTTTGAAAAGATTAATTACAATATGTTTATAACTTATTTTTACTATGTATGTATGATACAATATATTTTGAATAAATGGGATAATATAACTAATGAATATTTATTTAATAATCATGAAAAATTAATTTATGAACTAATCAATGATATAAATAAACAGATATACTATTATTTAAATAACTCTGGAAAGGAAAAAGAAAAAGCAAACATATTTTTTGATGGTCTCAATAAACTTTTATTTAACACATATGATAATCAAGCATTTATAAATGAAATAATTAAATTTTTTGATACATTTGTTCCTTTAAATAATATTTTCAAAGAAGAAAATTTTACAATAATACAAAATAAAATAAGTATGAGAATGTATAATGGTGGAAACATACAAAATAATACTTCAAATATGGAAATTTTACTTTATAATAAATATGTTCCATTTAATAAAATTTTAATTTGGAAAAATATGTTAGTTAATATTGTAGATGGAAATACTTCACTTCCAATTTTTTATATGAAAAGTTTAAATTACGATACATTATTTGATATTCCAGTTTTATATTTAACTAAAATTATAAAAATTAATGATGGATTATTTTCTAATAATGGAGCAATTAATTTAATTAAAAATATGGAACTATATATTTCTGATGAATTAATAGATAATATAAATAATACAATGTTAATAATTATTAAAGATTTAATGACTAATTTAAATATTTTAACTGCATTAAATGAAATGTTAGGAATAAATACAACTGAAGATTTTATTAAACCAGGACCAATAAAACCATATATTTTAAAATCATATAAAAATAAATCATTATATATACCATTAAAATTTTTCTTCAAAGATACAATGAATGCCATTCCCTTAATATCATGTATGTATTCAGATATTTCTGTACGAGTCAATAATAGTAAAAAAGACCTTTTTAAAGATTTTTATACTTTAAATTATATTTATTTGCCAAATAAAAGAATTAAAACTAGTATGTTATTAGACTTTATTTTATTGGAAAGAACAGAAAGAAAAAGACTAACATTAAATAAACAAGATAATTTAATAGAGAAACATAATTATTATACAGTTTCACAAATAATAAATACACAAATAAATGAACAAAGTGAATTTATGTATGTAAATTTTGATTTTAATATCAATGGTTTAATTAAAGAAATATTTTGGACATTAGATTTTTTTGTAAATGGATATTTAATTGAAAATAAAAATTTTTCGGGAGAAAATATATTTAGCATGATATTATCGACAGTATTTTATTTAGATGGTATTAAAAGAGACGGAATAATTCCATTATCAACAAAAAATAAATCCTTATCAATGAATATAAATAATTTAAGCAATACACCAATTAATAATATAATTAATCAATATAATAATGTAACAAGAACAGATTTTAATTTAAAAGATGTTAATAAAAATTTAGAAGAAGCAATATATATAAATAATATTCCTAAAAATAATGTTTCAGACTTAAACACTTCAAATTATCAAGTACCTAATCCAAATAATCCGGGTGATAATGTAGTAATGACTTCAAATAATATAACAACATATAATTATAATGATATAACAAGATTAATAAATCCTTATAGATATAATACAAGAGTAAATGCAAATAATAATATAAATACATATAGTTTTGCTTTTGAACCAGAAAAATTTCAACCAACGGGTGC